TTTAATGGAATACCTCATAAAGACCTACACCAACGAAGGACATACGGTCCTAGACTTCACTATGGGTTCGGGGTCGACAGGCGTGGCCTGCGTGAACACTAATCGCCATTTTATAGGGATTGAGCTCGGCGCTGATTACTTCGACATCGCAAAAAAAAGAATTGAAAGTGCAGTGACTTAATAACTAACCAAACAGCAACCGCCCAAAACTGGAGGCACCATGAAGACATTAATATTTGACCTAGAGACCGACGGTTTCGTCGACACCATGACCACGATCTGGTCCTGCGGTATCGGCTGCCCGGTCACCGGAGAGGTGACAACCTACACCGACTATTCGGACGATTACCCCTCGCTGGCCGAAGGCCTGCAGCGGCTCAAAGATGCCGACAGGGTAGTTGCACACAATCTCATCGGGTTTGATTTCTGGGCACTGAGGAAACTGCACCCGGACGTCATCACCCTCAATAAATGCTGGGACACATTAATCGTCAGCCAGCTGCTGGACCCTGAGCGTCGATCGCACGCTATCAAATCATTCGGGGCACAGTTTGGAGCACCGAAGGGCGACTTCAAAAATTTCATGATGGAGCCTGAGCCTGATAAAACACGGGCCGAGGTATTCAAGGAGATGTTCGATTATTGTGAGATCGACGTCGAGATCAATATCCGGATCTACCGGGAGCTGCAGAAACAGCTCAAGGCCGATCTGGTCCACAACAAAATCGACTGGCGACAGGCCATCGATCTCGAGCACAAAACCTGCTGGTGTCTATCGCTGCAGAGTGCTCACGGGTTTCGACTAGATCTCGATGCTGCCAGAGATCTCGAGGGCAAGCTCCGAGAGGAGTCAATCATGCTCGAGCGTGATCTGCAGGACACGTTCCCGCCGAAGTACATCCCGGCCAAAGGCAACTGGACGCACGAGGAGCATCGCTGGGCCAACATTGAAACAACGACACCCAAGGTCGGCAACAAGACGCGGGGGATTGTCGCGGGCGCACCCTACACCAAAATTGCGCTGCAGGTATTCAATGCCGGGTCGCGGCTGCAGATCGTTTATCGATTATCGAGCAAGTACCAAAAATGGAAACCCAGCAAGTTCACCCCCAGCGGTATGGCTCAGATCGATGAGTCGGTCCTGAAGAACATGCGGGTCCCCGAGGCCACGCCGCTGAGTCGTTATTTCACGGTGACCAAGAGCCTCTCGCAGCTCGCCGATGGCAAGAACGGTTGGCTCAAGCTCGAGAAGAATGGCCGGGTTCATGGCCGGGTCAAATCGGTTGGCTGTCGGACTCACAGGATGTCGCATTTTTATCCGAACATGGCTCAGGTCGAGAAGAAGGACATTCGGATGCGACAGGTCTGGGTGCCGGACCACGGTCACAAGCTGGTCGGCTGCGATGCCTCCGGGCTCGAGCTGCGGATGCTGGCGTCATTTCTTGCAATCTGGGACGGTGGGAGCTACGCCGAGGCGGTCATCCACGGAAACAACGCGGATGGCACTGATGCGCACTCAAGGACCCAAAGACTCGCCGGGCTCTATGACAGAAACAGCGCGAAATCTCTGATCTACGCCTATTTGTATGGTGCAGGAAATCTCAAGCTCGCCGAGATATTGTCAGACGATGCCAAGAAAGCAGGGAAGCCCCCGAAAGCGATAAACCATAAAAACGGGAAGGTCGTCCGGGACAAACTGCTCAGAGGTATCACCGGGCTCGAGAACATCATCGCCGTCAGTCAGGAACGGGACAAACGGCAGAAGTGGCTCAAGGGACTCGATGGGAGAAAGGTCGCTACAAATGGCCAGCATTCGGCCCTGAACACCCTTTTGCAAGGAGCCGGGGCCGTCGTGATGAAACAGGCGCTCGTGGAGTTCCATTTCAACGTCCTGCCTGCTCTCGGTCTGGTCGATGCTGACCACATGCCTGTCGGCTGGAACTATGTGGCTAACGTCCACGATGAGGTCCAGATGACTGCACAACCGGAGATCGCCGAAACCCTCGGCAGCTCATTTTCAAAAGCAATCGAAATGGCGGGAGTCACTCTGAATCTCAGGTGCCCACTCGCTGGCGAACATATGGTCGGAAGCTCATGGGCTGACACTCACTAGGAGACAAAAATGGAACCAATCGACAAAGTGGCGCTGCTCGACGCAGACGTCATTAATTATGTTGCGAGCTCATCAGCACAGCGGGATTTTGGTGGTGAGATCTGGACCGACATCAGCTCTGCAATTGCCGACGCTGAGGAACAAATTGAGAAGGAAATGCGACAGGCTGGCTGCAACTCGGTCATCCTCATCTACTCACCAAAAACATCAACCAACTGGCGCAAGCTGATCATGCCTGCCTACAAAATGAATCGCAAAGCAAAGCCGAAGCCTGTTTGTTATGGGGAGCTCCGCACAGCACTCGAGGCCCGTTATGACCACATATCCATCGACTGGCTCGAAGGCGACGATCTGTTTCACATGCTCCATCGAAAGATCCCGAACAGTGTGATCGTGTCAATCGACAAGGACATGTTCACGCTCCCGGATGCTGAATATCTTCGGCCCCATGTCATGGCGTGGCCCGAGTACACCACCGAGTCTGTCGCCAATCATTTCTGGCTCACTCAAGTGCTCATGGGCGACAGCACGGATGGCTATAAAGGCCTAATTGGCTGCGGTCCCAAAGGTGCGCACGCGCTGCTCAAGGACTATTGGGTCGGTGAGTATTTTGATTTTAAGGAAGCATGGGGCGCTGTTGTGGCAGCCTACAAAGCAAAAGGACAAACCAACTACCTCGAGCAGGCGCAGATGGCTCGTATTCTCCGCGAGGGCGATTACGACAGCCTGAACAGAGCCATCCGGCTCTTCAACCCGGACGAGGAACAGTGGTTGTACCTCCCGGACGTCTGATCGGTCACACAAACCCTCCCTATAGAAGGAGGAATCGATTTTACATGTTGCAACCACGTCGATGTCCTAAGTGACTGCCACGGAACCTAATTCGGAGCCTGTATTCCACAGAGAACCCCGCTACACCCAACCTTCGCCGAATAGGCCAGACTTGCATGGAGTCTGACCGACTTTCAACAAAAGCAGCCCGAGACCTCAAAGCCTCGGGCTTTTTTTCAGTCAGAATCTGAGGAGATTACATGACACACATAATCGCACTAACTGGACCAGCAGGTTCAGGGAAAGACATCACAGCTGCAAAAATGATGTCGCAAATCGAGTTCCGCAATCCGGAAGCAGACATTCGGATTCTGTCATTCGCCGACCCTATAAAAGCCGCCGTCGCAATTATTTTGGACTGTGATGTTTCTGATTTTGAACATCGTCCATTTAAAGAAACAAATCTGCATAATTCTCATGATCTACTGGCAAGCCCTCGCCAAATGATGCAACTGCTCGGCGACGAATGGGGACGCCAATTAATCGACCCCCAGATCTGGATCAAGCTGGCCCTTTGCAAATTAAAAGACTTTAAAGAGGCCGATGTCGATTTCGTATTCATCACCGACCTCAGATACGACAACGAGCACCAGTTTGTGCTGCGGAATGGCGGGACTGTTATTGGCATCAACCGGGAAGCTGCAGCACCTGTCTCAGAGCACGCCTCTGAAGCGGGCCTCTCAGCCGCGCCGTGCTACACCATCCACAACAATAGCAGCCTCGACGACCTCTGCAATAGGGCCCTCGAGATCGTAAAGATACTGCAGCCCCTCAATATATCAAACCGCTCCCTAAATGATGTGACCCCTGCAGAGTGGGACCGGGTGAGGCGCTAATGCCTAGAGCAGCCCCTGCTGCATGCAGTACCCCTATGTGTGCAGGTATGGCCACCAAGGGCACCAGATGCCCCGCCTGCACACAGGAGGCCCAAACCACCTACAGCCAGACAGAGGAACGGCAGGCCCTCAATAAGTTCTATCAGGGAAAGGTGTGGCGCTCAATCAGTAAGGCCTACCGCAGGCGCCACCCTGTGTGCGTACACTGTGTGGCTGCAGGAAGGGCCACCCCTGCTGACATGGTGGACCACATCATCCCCGTGCGTGTGGAGTGGGAGCTCAGGCACGACCCCAAGAACCTGCAGGCTCTATGCCACCCGTGCCACAACGCCAAGACGGCAAGGGATAGGCGCCACAGGAGCTGATGTGCTGCGATCTATGCAGATCTATAGTTCGACGTCAACGATTACATACAAAATACGGCGTCCAGCAGGCGGCCTCTCAGGGGCCTCTGAGGGGAGGGGGGAGGTCCAATACCTGACGGCTGGCCCTCTGGGCAGCGCCGCCCAGTCGATCTCTTTTAATGTCAGTATGTGATCATTTTTTGATCAGCCCACAAATCATGATAAATCATGAAATATTCCAAATTTCCCCCGAGTCCGTCAGGACTTACCCGACAGAGGGCAAATCTGTGAAAGACTCCGATCATCAGCAATGTGGGACCAGAGACAGCCCACAAACCTGAGAGCCTTGGAGCTCAGCGCATCGCGCTCACACAGAGTTTGCAACAATCGCGAGTTTGCGGATCTCGCACAGCCTAGACCTCCTCACTAGGTGCCGGACCGTCTCCCCGGCTAAAACCGCCCTAATTTAGCCAACGCTGAGGAGCATAAAATGGCAGGACGTAAACGAAAGCCCGAGGCACTCAAAAAACTCGAGGGAACATTCAGGAAGGACCGGGCGCAGGACACCGTCACCGTCCCGGCAGGAATACCCACCAAACCAGCATGGACAGACCATGATCCAATCGCGTCGGCGCTATACGACCAAGTCGCGGCCCACTGCTACAGCATGGGCGTCGGGACCGAGGTTGATTCCATCGGCTTCGCGTTACTGTCGGACCAGCTGTCGATGTATCTCAGGCTGAGAGCCGTCGTGAATAGCGAAGGCCTAATGGTCCAAAGCGAAGGATCTCAGGGACAAACAAAAAACAGACCGCACCCGGCTCTGGCGCAGATGAATATAAGTTATTCCAACATCGTCAAGATGATGGGCGAATATGGTCTCACCGCATCTGCACGGACGAAAGTCGACGCAACAAAACCGATCGAGATCGATTCCTTTGACTCGTTTCTCGCCGGGTAAATTAATACAGTAACTCATTGTTATAAAGTTGTTGACAGGTCCCGTAAGTTCTCCTAATATGTGCGCATATTCAGTAACTTACTAACCCGGAGCAACAACATGAAAAAAGCAACTCACACAGGCGAATGTCAGATCTGCGGAAACACTCAAGCCCTTCCAAGTGGCTTATTGTCGAAGCACGGCTACACAGTAAACTGGGGATTTTTTCACGGCGTATGTTCAGGCCACGGCAAGCAGCCATTTGAGTTGAGCTGTGATGACATCGCTTTGGTTGTTGAGCAGGTACGCGCACAGCTGGCCAAGACTCAGGCAGAGCGTCACGAGCTGCTCACAGGTCCTGTCAGCTACTGGGTCCGCGAGATCACCACACGCAGCTGGGTCCGCTTTTCTGATCTAGTCGCAGCCAACGCTCACACCGAAACAAAAACCAATCGCCACGGCAACGAGGTGCTGATCAGCTCAAACAAGCCATTCAGCGTCGCCCAATATGTTCAATACGCCATCGACACGTTGATTGTCGACATGGAGAAGTATATCGAATGGCAGACCGAGCGCATGGCTAACTGGGCTCCAAAAGCACTGACACCAATCGACGGTCGCGACATCCTGCACTTTCAGCGTTCACGCCCTGTGCTTGTCGACGGTTCGATCAAAATGAGAGTCCTGTCATCAAAGTCGGCATGTAACCGCGTTTTTGGGGGCTGGAACGCTAAGCAGTACCGTGAGCTGTCAGCTGCTGGAAACTATAAAGTCTGCACGACGTGCCACGCAGCGTTCGAAGAATACGAAGCGATGAAAGAAAAGATAAAAGCAGACTTTCAAAGCAACTAATTACCAAACGGCCCTGCGGGGCCTTACGCCTTCCCCACGAGCCGCACATGTTGCGGTTTTTTCGTTTTAAAACTAAAGGATCAAACATGAAAAAGCCAATCGTTTATGAGTGGTGCGAAACCGCCCGGCGCTATGTCGCCCCAGCACCTGCTGCACCTAAAAAGCCAGAGCCTGAGCGCAAGCCAGATAAACCAGCCGGGAAATAAAGTGAGAGGATTATGCTGCTAGAAATTCAGGCTGCAAATGCGGCTTTTGCAATTATCTCGAAAGCAATTTCAAATGGCAAAGAGCTGCACGATGTCGCCAAATACGCGCAGACATATTTTGACAACAAGTCCAGCATTACCAAAAAAGCCAACAAAAACGGCGGAAAAAGCGAGCTCGAAGCCTTCATGGCTTTGGAAAAGCTACGGGAGCAGGAAGCACATTTAAAAGAGGTTTTTATTTATGCGGGCCGCCCCGGACTCTATGACGACTGGCTTCAATATCAAGCGAAAGCCAAAAGGGCACGCCAAGAGGCCGAGCGTCTCCGTGCCCAAAAGTCTGCAGCGATTAAGCGACGGATTTTATATTTTTTCACAGCACTCTGCACCGTGCTGGTCGCCGTTCCCGTCGTCACTTTTCTCGGATACATCGTCATTAATTTAATTATCTAAAGATCGACCCAAGCACAAGGAGACCGACATGCTGCAACATGATTCGTCGGGCTGGGCCTATGCGGAACGTGTTGTATCTGGTGAACAACCAGCAGCGCAGCCGCTCGTCCATGCCTGCACCCGCGCCGTTGAGGATCGACGCAAACACAAAAACAAAGACTCCCAATTTTACTACGACGGCGAAGCCGCCAACCGGGTTATTAAATTTTTCGGATTCCTGAAGCACCTCAAGGGTCCACTGGCTGGAAAGCCTCTCGCGATTGCCGACTGGCAGATCTTTATCATTACGCAGCTCTATGGCTGGATGAGGACGTCCGACGGATACCGAAGATTCCGGACCGCTTACATCGAGGTCCCTCGAAAGTCTGGGAAATCAACATTCTGCTCAGGTCTCGCACTTTATGGTCTGATCGCCGATCGAGAATCTGCTGCCGAAATCTACTCAGCAGCGACGACCCGGGACCAGAGCCGTATCGTCCACGGCGACGCGCAGGCGATGGTCAAAAAATCGCCAGATCTACTGCAGCACCTCAAGGTCCACAGATCCGCAATTCTCCACGATGCCTCCGGGTCAAAGTTCGAACCCCTGTC